TAAAGCTATTTATAACTTTTTTGGAAATGGTTGGAATTTTTATAAAAATTATTCGCTATCTTTGTAAATTATCATTTAACAAAATAGCATATGGAAAAAATTAAAGGAAAAAGCAAAATGCCGGAATATACACAATGGAAATCTATGAAATCTAGATGTTATTCACCCTCGGCAACAAAAGGAAAGTATAAAGAGAATAATATTCAAGTCAGCAATGATTGGAAAAATTCTTTTGAAACTTTTTATTCAGATATGGGAAATTGTCCTATAGGATTTACTTTAGAAAGACTTGATAATCTCAAGGATTATTCTAAAGAAAATTGTATATGGGCAAATAGAGAAGACCAAAGTAAAAATCGGGAAGATTTTAACGATATTGTTACTTATAAGGATAAAACTATGGTATTAAAAGACTGGGCTAAAGAATTGAATATTAAATATACAACACTTTATCAAAGAATTTATAGAAGTGGTTTATCTTTTGAAGAAGCTATACAACAAGATCCATTTAAAAAATTAATATCTATTGGAGAAGAATCTAAAACTCTTAAACAATGGTGTGAATTCTATAATATGGAATTTGAATTAGTTAACAATAGAATCTTTAAACATAAGTGGGAACCTATTGAAGCTTTAACTATTCCAAAAGGAATAAGAAGAACTAAAAATTAAGATATAGTCTGAACTTTATGGAAACATAAAGAGTTGCGTTTGTACGCAGATTAACACAATTGATGAGAAATTTACTCAAATGGCAAATAACTTCTATTCAGTATTGAAAGAATCTATGGGCATGAGAAATGACTTAAAGGTATGTGTATTAGCACATTCCGAAAACATAGGGGATGCACTCAACCCTTCCTATAAATTAAAAACATTAGGAAAAATGATTGACAACATGATTACTGTTGAGGGTTTATTTACTTATGTATTATTTACTACACTTATCAATGAACTTGAAGGTGGAATATCACATAAATTTATAACTCAATCTGATGGTACAACTACTGCTAAAACTCCAATGGGATGTTTTGATAGTATGTTGATAGATAATGATTTACAATATGTAGTCGAGAAAATTGACGAATATAATGAAGGCTAATGATTAAGGGAATAATTGTAACATTCGACTTTGATACAGAAACTGAACTTGTTTCCAATGTTCAATGTAATGTTGATGGTGTGGAAAAGAAAAAAAGAACAACTAAGCCAAAAGCAAAGGTAGAAGAAGAAATGGCAGCAGAGCCACTTATCACCAGAGAAGAAACTAAGTTGGTCTTTAATAACAGAGCTGTAGCTGATATGGAACTTGCTTATGAGGACCGTATTATAATTAAATGGGAAAAATCTAAGGATAAGAAAACAATGTTTCCAATTATTGGAACCGACATTGCTTTTGGAGAAGAGGGTGCAGGTAATAAAGTTACTAAAACTAATACAGTTGGATTTAAAGGTAAACAGAATGTAGTTCTACAAGAATTAGGTGCTGTATTTACAATTGATCCATATGTAACAGATAAGTATCCGGACGGAGTCTGGAAATTAATTTCTACAACAAATGCGACATCATCTAAGACTTTAGAGGATGCAATCAAAGTAGTTGAAAAAGTAGAAGCAGATATTATTACAGAAAAAGATGAAGATATGGAAATAAATCCATTACTATTTACACTATTATAATATACACTAATGAACAATTTTTCATTTAACGCAACAGCAGGCGCATCTCAAAGTACAGCAAAACCTCGATTAGCAGGTAATAACATTTATGACGTAAAATTTGACGGATGTGAAGTCCAGGATATTGTTGGGGTAAAAGATCCTACTATGACCTATAAAGTTTTGAAATTGAAATTCTCTAACGAAGATGGTACCTTTGAACATACCGTGTTTGAACCACGTGCAGAAGATTTCGATCGTAGGGTTTCAGATTACAACAACCCAAAAACAGGGAAAGTTGATAAAATACCACAAGCATCAAATGTAGAAAGCATGATGCTACTTTTTAAACACGTTATTGATTCAGTTGATCCTGCAACAGCAGAAAAAATTGATAAAAAACAAACTAGTTTAGGCGCAACTAGTTGGGACGACCTTAGAGCTTTAATCGTTAAGATTTTAGATGCTAAAAAAGGTGCTTCCGCAAAAATTAAATTAATGAAAAACAGCAAAACTGGAGAAGCCACTTTCCCAGGATTTTTCACAGGTTTAACAAAGGAGGGTGTTCCTTATGTTAAAAACAACTTTATTGGACCAAAAGTATCCTTCTCAACTTATGAAATGAAAAAAATAAGTGATGAAGCTTCAGCTAAACCTACAAAAGCTACTGAATTTGCTTTGGCTCCACCTGAACCAGAAAGCCAAGATGATCTTGTATTAAATTTTAATGTAAGCTCAGAAATATAGTTTGTAGTTTCCTTATATGTATAATTTAGAAGTACCTATAAGGATAACAAAAGAACTTTTACTTTCTAAATCATGGACTCAAGAAACTTATTTTGAGCATTATTTAGGAATACCAGTAAAAAAAGGATTGTTTTGCAGTCCTGCTATCATACGTAAAGATAATAAACCGACCTGTTCTTTCTATAAAGGAAAAAATGGTCTTTTAAAATATAAAGATTTTGCTGGACCTACATTTGATTTTGTTGGTGCAGTAATGCACATTTTTGATTGTACTTATTATAATGCACTTCAAATTATTGCGCATGACTTTGGTTTTAAATCTATAAAGGATAGACCAATTAATCCTCCAAAAATGGAGTACTCGGGATACGAATTACAGGAAACCGAGAAAGCTAAAATTCAAGTGGAAATTCAAGAATTTACACAAAAAGAATTGGATTGGTGGTTAGCGTTTAGCATATCTTTGAAAACTTTAAATAAGTTTAAAGTCTTTTCAATCAAATCAGTATTTTTAAATGGTAATTACTTTACAAGTTCCTCCGCCTCTTCCCCAATTTATGGGTATTATGGCGGAGAAACTAGTGATGGTGATGAGTTATGGAGGCTCTATATGCCTACGAAACTTAAATATAGGTTTCTTAGTAATTGGAATGCCACCATGATTCAAGGGGCAAAACAATTACCAAAAAGTGGAGAGTTTATTGTTATTACTAAATCTTTAAAAGATGTAATGGCATTATATGAATTTGGAATTATAGCTATAGCTCCTAATTCAGAGAATCTATTTGTAACAGATGCCCAATACGCAAAATTAAAGCAAAAATTTAAAGATATTTATCTATTGTATGATAGAGATTTACCCGGTGTTAAATCTGCAAATAAAATTAGAAAGCAATTCAAAGACTTAAAAGTTTTATTGATGCCAAAGGTAAAAGATTTTACAGATTATGTAAAAAAATATGGAACATTAAAAACATTTAAATTAATTGACGAATGGCTGGAAAAAAGACAGACGCAGCAGCAACATGAGTAGACGAAACTCAAGAAGTTGAAGTAAAACCAAAAAAGAAACGCTCAGGATCCTATTCTAAAACAAAAGGATCTACTTATGAACGACAAATAGTTAATGAATTAAAAGAATTAACAGGTAATGAAAATATATGTACCGCAAGAAGTGAATCTAAGAAATTAGATGATATGAAAATAGATATTTCAGATCCTGATAAAGTTTTACCTTGTTATTTTCAAACTAAGAAAACTCAAACAACTCCGAGTGTTAAAAAAATTAACGCCGAGGTTGGATTAACGGATAGGCCGTTATGTATTCTTTGGAACATACAAGTTAAAAAAGAAGGAAATGTAAATATTACTTCGGAAGGTGAATATGCAATTATTCCAAAACAATTTTTTTACGAATTATTAGAACACCTTATTAACGCATAGTAATCAAAATTTAACACAAATTTAAATTAACAAGATGAGAATTCATTTAGATGTTGATGATGTAGTATTAGCCTGGCATGAGGCTTATATCAAAAAATACAATTTACCCATGCCAACAAATTGGATACCATACGATGAAATTAAAGACCATTTAGCAGAATTGAAGAAAGACAAATCGTTTTGGCTAAGTCTTGAGGTTAAACACTCTCCTAATTTTCAGCCTGCTGGTTATGTATCAGCACGCGGCGTCCCTATACAATGGACCAAAGACGTTATGAAATTAAGAAAGATTCCTGGCAGAAGCAAAATAAAACATGTGGGGTGGGGAGAAAGCAAAATGGATGTTTTAAAATC